AGTCGAAGATGGTAATATTACCGAAGGAGACGCAGAGCTAGTCATACCAAAGCAATGGGTGTTAACAATGGAAGAACTAGGAGAACTGTGATGCCAAAAGTAGGCGGAAAACATTACGCATATACCCCAAAAGGCAAGGCCGCAGCAGCTAAAGCCAAGGCCGCCATGAAGAAGAAAAAGGCTAAGAAGTAATGGCTAAACAAGGTTTATACGCCAATATCCACGCAAAGCGAAAGCGAATTAAGGCTGGATCAGGCGAAAAAATGCGTAAACCGGGATCTAAAGGCGCTCCTACGGCTAAAGCCTTCAAAAAGGCAGCCAAGACCGCTAGAAAGAAATAACGGTAATATTACCAAAAGGAAGTCCTAAGCCGTTGCAGCAAAGATGCGGAGATTAACGAATCTATTCTCCGCAAACGAAGCGGATCAGCGCGTGTTAAACACTCCGTTACCGCGTTAGAGCAAAAGAAGAAATAACGGTAATATTACCATTAGGTATTGACATTTAGTCAAAAGTATGGTATAATAAGGGTATACTTTAACAAAAAAAGAGACAACCTTATGGCCTCTATGGACAAAGAATTAGAAACGTATTACAACACTTACTTCGACCTTTTCCGTACAAATGGATGGAAACAGTTAATCGAAGAGTTAACAACAAACGCTGTTGCTATTAACTCAGTAGAAGCAACTAAAGATGTAAACGATATGTTTTTCCGTAAAGGACAACTAAACGTATTGACACACATCATTAACTTTGAAACTGTTATAAACAATGCGTTTGACGAACTAACTCAAGAGCCTGACGAAGATGATTAAGGTTTTTGACTTTCGGTGTACCAATGGTCACCTATTCGAAGAATTTGTAGAGAGTAACGTAACAACCAGTAGGTGCGGTTGTGGCGCGAATGCTACAAGAGTCGTATCAGCAACACAGTGCGTACTAGAAGGTGCATCCGGTGATTTTCCGGGAAGGCACATGAAGTGGGTACGAGAACATGAAGCTGCTGGTCGTAAATCAACTCCATAACCATTAGGCGGAGACTTAAATAATGTCACGAGCACAACTCATTGATGAGCGCCCCGAAGAAGACAACAACGAAACAGACGCAGTAGAACAACAAGAAACCTTTGAGTCTCAAGAAGAAGAGGCAGCTCAACCGGAATCTAACATACCAGAGAAGTATCAGGGCAAATCCCTAGAGGAAGTTGTCCAGATGCACCAAGAAGCTGAAAAGCTGATGGGTAAGCAAAGCTCTGAAGTTGGTGAACTGCGAAAGGTCGTTGATGACTACATTCAGGCACAACTCTCACAACAACAAGCACCTGTACAACAGCAAGAAGAAGATGATATAGACTTCTTCACTGACCCTAAATCCGCTGTTAGTAAAGCGATTGAGAACCACCCGAAGATCCGAGAAGCTGAGGAATACACTCAGCACTACAAAAAGCAATCAGCGTTAGCTCAGTTACAATCTAAGCATCCTGATATGCAAAGCATTTTGCAAGACAATAAGTTTGCAGAATGGATCAAAGGATCAAAGGTACGGACTCAACTGTTTGTACAAGCAGACCAACAGTATGATTACGACGCTGCTGACGAACTGTTTTCTCTCTGGAAAGAAAGAGCACAGGTAGCCCAACAAACGGCTAACGTCGAAAAGCAAGCACGTAAACAGCAGGTTAAGTCTGCTAGCACAGGCAACGCTAGAGGAACAGGGGAAGGGACACGTAAGAAGGTATATCGTCGTGCTGATATTATTAAGTTAATGAAGACCGACCCAGAGCGTTACCAGTCTCTATCAAGCGAGATATTTCAAGCGTATGCCGAGGGTCGCGTCAAATAGCCTAATCTAAAGGAGATTAATTATGGCTGGCGAAATTTCTGATGTATATCCTACAGCTAACGCGATTGTCGATAAGACAGCCGCCGGAACCTTTATCCCCGAAATCTGGAGTGATGAAGTAATTGCGGCGTACCAAAAGAACCTAAAGATGTCCCCTCTGGTCAAGAAGATTTCTATGACTGGCAAAAAAGGCGACACTATTCACGTACCTAAGCCCATTCGTGGTGCTGCTTCTGCCAAGGCTGAGTCTACTGCTGTAACGATTCAGGCTAACGTTGAGCAAGAGCTGCAGATCGCTGTTGACCGTCACTTCGAGTACTCACGTTTTATTGAGGACATCGTTGAGACTCAGGCACTGAACAGCTTGCGTCAGTTTTACACTGAAGACGCTGGTTATCAGTTGGCCCTAAAGGTTGACACTGACCTGATGAACGCTGCTACTGGCTTCGGTAACGGAACTAAGACGTTTGCTCCTGCAAACACTGGTGCTGACTGGGTAGCTTCTAACAGCTACTACAGCAACGCTGGTTCTGCACTGGCTGCTTACGCTGCTGACACTGTTGCTACTGGTGACAACTTCAGCGACGTAGTGTTCCGCGCACTGATTAAGCTGATGGATGACGCTGACGTACCTATGGAGAATCGTGCTCTTATCGTTCCTCCTGCGGCTCGTTCAACGATCATGGGTATCGACCGTTACGTGTCTTCGGACTTCGTAGGTGGTCGTGGTGTTGAGTCAGGACTGATCGGAAACCTCTACGGCGTAGACGTATACGTTTCTTCTAACTGTCCTGTCATTGAGACTGGTGCTGAAAACGGCTCGTCTTCTCTCGACACTCGTGGTTGCTTGTTCTTCCACAAGGATGCCGTTGTTCACGCAGAGCAAATGGCTGTACGTTCGCAAACGCAGTACAAACAAGAGTACCTCTCAACTCTGTACACCGCAGACACTCTCTACGGTGTCGAAGTTTACCGTCCAGAGGCTGGATTTGTACTTGCAATTGCCGATGAGTGATGATATAATATAGGCGTAACCTATAAACTTAGGGGGAACAGGAGTGCAGTCCTTAGTACCCCTCTTCTACTGCACTAGGAGTTAATATGAAAACTTGCACTAAATGTAAAGAAACAAAAGATTATTTAGAGTTCCACAAAAACCCCAAGTCACCTGATGGACACAAAGCGGAGTGTGCTGCTTGTTCTAGGGCAAGAAAAAACGAGTGGCGTAAAAAAAACGCAGAAAGTGAAAGACAAAAGTGGAAGCAGTGGCAGTCTGAAAACAAAGAACACAGAGATGCTTATCAGAAAGCATACATGGCTAACCACCAAAAAGAAAACCCAGAGTATTGGAACTCTCAAAACTCTAGATACAGAGCGGCCAAACTAAAGGCAACACCAGCATGGGCCAACAAAGAAGCAATAGATTTTGTTTACTATGCTGCAAAAGTAATAGAAGAGGTATACGGAACTAAGTGGCACGTAGACCACATTGTTCCACTCAAAGGTAAAAACGTATGTGGCCTACACGTGCACAACAATTTACAACTGTTAACACCAGAGCAAAACTTATCTAAATCCAACACGTACTGACTCAAGGAGAACCCTATGTCACGTTTAGCAAGAGACGCAAATTCAGAGGCAATTCAGTGCCTACGTCCCTCTACATCACAAACTGTTAACGCATCAGGTACAGCAGCTTCTAGCTCCGCTGTTACGCAGCGTGTTACCCGAATTGTGTCTACAGTAGATGTTCATTTTTCAGTAGAAGGTACTGCTACGGTTTCTAGCTGTTTCCTTCCTGCCAACTTTGTTGAGTTTGTCCACACGTACAGTGGAGACACCATTAGCTTTATCACTTCAGGATCAACCGGGACAGTATACGTTACGGAGATGATCTAATGATTGGCGCTGTTAACCGCCTTGGCGTAGAAGTACGTCGGGGCTTATCACAGTTTGCTGTAGGCTCTAAGGAGCCGTCTTTAGGTTTTGACTTTATAGACAACACCTATCTAGCCGACGGCACCAAAAACCTATCCCAAGCCCTCACCCACAGCCGCAGCGGTAACGCCACGATGACGGATGGCTATGGGCCTGAGTTGGTGACTAATGGCGACTTCAGCAGTGGCGCGAGTAGCTGGAATACTAGCAACGCTTCTATAGCAGCAGATAGTGGAGTCGCGACCGTTTCTGTTTCTGCAAACGGCACTGCCCACATTAATCAAGCCTTATCTACAGAAGTAGGCAAGACATATATAGCAAGCATCAAGTTTATAGAAGATTCATTGACTGGAAATTTATTCTTGTACGCAGGGACTTCGGCAGGTAGCGGCAGCTCAGGTAACCTTAATATGGGAAGCACGGTTGGTTCTTATGAGCTTGTGTTTGTCGCAGCAGCCGCCACAACATACATCAGCGTATCTTCAAGTAGCTCTGCTGTAGCTGATGATTTCTTCAGGATAGACAACATCAGCGTCCGCGAGATGCCAGCTATCAAGTGGGCACCGCACAACCTGCTGACGTACTCTGAGGACTTCA